CTTCATGCGTTGGGATTGGATTCTCGCTGAAATGATTTGGGCTTTTGAACAAGAACTCAAAGATGATGATGAGCACCAATTCTTTGACGATTCAGAATGTGGTGATGAAAAATTCCCATGGGACAAAGATGGCCAATATCTAAGTAAAATTAAAGTTGACAATGAAGGTTTAGAAGCACACCAAAAACGAAAGGCAAACGGCTTTAAATTATTTGGTAAATATTATCAGAATCTTTGGGATTGAAATTAAAATTAACTAAATATATTATCGGCATCACACACAAAGCCGGTAACACACATAAACACACAGGAGATTTACTATGTCTAATATGACAGCTTTTGAAATTCGCCTCGAGCTATTAAAGATGGCACGAGATATGCTTTCCGATGATTACTTTGGCAAGCGTGAACAAATATCAAACCAATGGTCGACAGATTGTGAAACGGCCAAAATCAATGGGCAGGAACCACCGAGGCATCCAGGTTACCCGCCATTCCCATCAGAACAAGAAGTCATTAACAAGGCAAAAACCTTGAACGATTTCGTTTCTAACATTACCACAGAACAAAAGACTACAAGCAAAAAGTCCGCCTGATGGATCGGAAAGGCTTCGGCCTTTCCTTAACAAAAAGGAGATGTATGCGAAGTAAAACAATACTTTTAAGTATATTTTTATCAGTAATTATTCTAGCAGCAACTGCTGTGAATGTTCATTCAACCGAAGGTAAATATTATATACCTGCAAGCGTTGGATATAAAGCACTTTCTAAACCAACACAGAAACAAGTTGATTGTTTAGCCGAGAATATCTATTTTGAAGCAGGTCACGAATCAAAAGATGGTCAAATTGCCGTTGCACTTGTTACCCTCAATCGTCTAGCCTCAGGAAACTATGGTTCAGATGTTTGCAATGTTGTAAAACAGAAAACGGTGATTAATGGTAACACAATTTGCCAATTCTCATGGATGTGCGATTCAATGTTTACCTCTAAAAGGTTGACAATCATACACACTTCATTGTATAATAGCGTCAGAGAAGTGGCTGTTTATGTTTTAATGAATTACGAAAACATGGCAGATATTACAAAGGGTGCCACATATTATCATGCTGATTATGTGAATCCTCAATGGAAATTACCAAAGACTACACAAATTGGTAGGCATATATTTTATAAACGCCATTCTGATTTGGCAACAATGAAAAAGGAAATAAAACTATGAACGAGTTACGGAAAGATTTAATAGGAGTGATTATTGCAGCTGCGATTGTTTTCATGTCCGCAATAATTTCTATAGCAGTCTATCACATAAACGATAGAGCGCTAATGTCAAAGAACATTGATGCCGCTATCGCAAAAGGAGTTGATCCTGTTGCGGTGCGTTGTTCATTTGTTCAACAAACAGATACCATTTGTGTTGCATATGCAGCTGCACAAAATGGTCATACGGGGTCACCATCACCTAAAAAATAATTGAAAGGTTATTATGCAGAATGTGATTGTTTTTGTTTCCGTAACATTATGTTTGATTGCTATTGTTCTTCACACGGTGTTTACATATGAATATAGCCGTGTGAAGATTTATGATTGCACAATTTCTGAAATTAGTGTAGATTATCCAATTGAAGTGAAAGAAGAATGTCGTAAATTGAAAAGGAAAATGATATGAGTAAGTTTACATTTATTTGTGAAGAAGAACCAATGCCGTTTGCAGATGCCGTTTCATCTAAAAGAACGGTTGAATTCAAGGCTGAAACCATAAGTAATATTGTTAATGAATTTGAAATGTTTCTAAAAGGTTGCGGCTTTAATTTTGAAGGTCGTTTAGATTTGGTACAAGAAGAACATGAATGGGTTCAGGACAAGAGAGCAGACCAAGAGTTTGATTATAGATAATGCCAACTAAAGACGAAATGATGAAGTTTGCAATAGCAATTGATAAATTGGTTGCTGAAACAGACTACAACTACATTGAAGCGATTGTGGAACATTGTAAGCGCACAGGATTGGAAATTGAAGTGGCCTCGACTTTGGTGAATGCCAACCTCAAATCTAAAATTGAAAATGATGCAATGGAAAACAATTTATTAAAGAATAAAAGCCCTAGATTGCCACTATGACAGGCTATGAAGCATTTTCAATTTATCATACTCTAAAATTACACTTCACCAGCGATTACGATTATTTCAAGTATAATGGTAAGTGTAATATCAGTCCCACTACATTTGAAAATCGTAGGGACAAATACCATTTCTATAAACTGTCCCGTAAGTATCCAAATAAAGAACAATTTCAGAATTTTGTAATTGCCAACCTATTTGAGAATAGTGAGGCATGGGCAGGCACACTATTACAACCTGAAGCTGAGGTAAATTACCTATTACGGCAGAAGGTAGTTCAATCACTATCGTATACCTTTGAGAATGATTGTAAAGTTATTTTTGAAGATTGTAAAGACCCTAATGAATTATTGTCAACGAATGGAGACCATCCAAGACTGTTAACGATGGCTTTACGCAAAGAGATATCACCAGAAACACTAATCGTCCTAAACGCAATCCTGCAATTCTTACCGATGTGGGATAGGAAGATTACCGATACAATACGATGGCCAGATTACCGAAGAAAACTAACCAAGTATGCCTCTTTTCTTACCTTTGATACTGTAAAATACAAGTTGTTATTAAAGAAGATTATATTATGAAATTATACTTAGATATGGATGGCGTAATTGCCAATTTTGAAAAGCGGTACATTGAGTTGTTTAATGAATCGCCTGGTTCAGCACGAGATAGAAAAATGTTCAGTAAAAACTGGACTAAATTTATTGAAGGCAAACACTTTGAAACTTTAGACTGGTGGCCAGGTGCTTCAGAGTTAATAACATATGTTTCAACCAATTTTCCACATGAGAATGTTGAAATTCTTACTTCATCTGGCGGTAACAAATACCATGATGAAGTGGAGATTCAAAAAAAAGTGTGGGTTAAAAGAATGAACCTTTCTGAGAAATGGAAGGTCAATGTTGTAGCAGGAAGAAAATTAAAGGCAGATTATGCTACACCAAATAGCATCCTGATTGATGATACCTTGGATGTTATTCAAGCCTTTAATGAAGCAGGAGGTATAGGTATTCATCACAAAGATGTTGGCAATACTATTATGTTGCTAGATATTCTACTTGCAAAGCATATAAATAAATGATATATTATGCATCATGTGGATAAGTTGCACATATTTTTTAATACATTTAATACGAGGTAATACATATGAGTTCATTTGCAAATCTAAAGCGCAATCGTAGTTCGTTGGATAAACTTACTAAGGCGATTGAAGCTACTCAATCCGGTTCAACAGAATCCGGTTCAAAAGACGATACTCGCTTTTGGCAACCATCAGTAGATAAATCTGGTAACGGCATGGCGGTCATTCGCTTTCTGCCAGCACCAGCAGTTGACGGTGATGACGCCTTACCGTGGGTTCGCACATTCAGTCATGGATTTCAGGGACCTGGCGGTTGGTTTATTGATAACTGCTTGACCACCTTGAATGAAAAGTGTCCTGTTTGTGAACACAATAATACATTATGGAATTCTGGAATTGAAGCTAACAAAGAGATTGCTCGCAAACAAAAACGCAAGTTGTCTTATGTTGCTAATATTTTAGTTGTGTCTGACCCAAGTAATCCTGATAATGAAGGTCAAATCAAACTGTTTAAGTTTGGTAAGAAAATCTTTGATAAGATTACAGAGGCGATGAATCCTGAGTTCGCTGATGAAACACCAGTTAACCCATTTGATATGTGGGAAGGTGCTAACTTCAAATTGAAGATTCGTAATGTTGAAGGTTATCGTAATTATGATAAATCGGAGTTTGCTGATTCATCTCCATTGTTTGAAGGTGATGATGCTAAACTAGAAGAATTGTGGAAGAAAGAGTTTTCTCTTAAAGAGTTTACTCAGAAGTCGCAGTTCAAACCTTATGAGCAATTAAAAGCTCGTTTGGATAAAGTTCTAGGCTTTGATGGTGAAGCGATAAAAACCAAAGCTGAATCTGCTGATATCAGTCCTTTCAAAGACGATGAAGTTGTCTTGGATAAGTCTGGTGTTGAAGATGAAGATTTGGATTATTTCAAATCCCTTGCTGAAACAAAGTAATACAAAATCCCATGCAAGTTAACCCCGCTTCGGCGGGGTTTTTTATGCTGAAATTCCTTGAGTTAAAATTCTAGCCAACTCAGTATCATATGGATTAGCAATTGATGCGGTTGTCTGATTTCCATTTCCACCACTCATATTATTATTAATTGTTGTTGGGTTGTTATTGCCGCTGCCAGAAGTATTTCTTCGGCCTTCATCTACACTAGTTGAAGCTTGAGCAATAACGGCGCCAGTTGGTTTAGGCGGAGAAGCCGCAACTTGAGAACCTTGACCACTATAACTTGCCATCCATTTTGCTTGATATGCTTCTGCGGTTAATCCATTGTTAGCTGCTAAAGCTGCAGTGGACATTTTTCCTTCAGAATTTCCTGTATACCAAACTAAAGGAACTTTGGAAACATCTCCATTATTTTTCTTTAATATATCTTTTACATAAGCGCTAGCAACTGCATCTTGTATTTCTGGAGGAGCATCTTTAGCTGTAGAATATTCCGTACCAATGCCATATTGTTTAGTCAGTCCTTTCCATGTGCTATTAATAAACTGATAAGCACCGGACGCAGTTGAGTTTGGATCTGGATTTTTTTCTGTATAGTTACCGCCAGATTCTCTCTGTCTAATTGTAGCCAAAATTTTATCAACTTCAGCATCGCCTGATGAGCCAGGAGTGCTTGGAACTTGACTTGGTGAAGATCCTACACTTCCTTGAGAAGCACTTCTTGCTATTCCTACAGCTGAACTAGTATTTTTTCTTGCTTTTTCCAGTTGTTTATCTGACATACTAGCCAAAGTTTCTATTCCAGATGTTAAATCTTTAAAACCTTGACCTATTTTTGAAAGGTTTTCTCCATCAATATCTTTAAATAATTTTAATTGTTCAGCTAATTGATAAAGTGGTGCTTTTTTAGGATCTGATTCACCAAAGAAAAAATCTTTAAGTGATTTAAAAATAGAACCGGCGCCTAAACCGGCAAGTCCAGCAGTTAATGCTACTACACCTGCTCCAACTTTCATGAGGTTTGTACCATCTATTTGGC